CTCAAATAGAAAGTGTTACCGTATCAAATGAAGGGTTTGGATATACTTATGGTAATGTTGATTTATCTGCTGGATCTGTTCCAACACCAACTTCTCAACCAACTCTTGACGTTATCATTCCACCACCAGGTGGTCATGGTGCGGATATTTACAGAGAGTTGGGTGCAACTAACGCTTTGATGTATGCAAGAATTGAAAATGATGCTGAAAACCCAGACTTTATAACTGGAAACCAAGTTGCTAGAATAGGTATTTTAGAGAACCCTAAAGCATTTAACTCTAACGAAATACTTACATTAGATAAAGCAAGTGCTGCGTATGCACTGAGATTGTCGGGAACTGGGTATAGTTCTGTGACATTTACTGCAGATGATTATGTGAGACAAACTGTTGCCACTGGATCAACTGCTGTTGGAAGAGTTATCTCTTATGATCAGACAACTGGTGTTTTGAAATATTGGCAAGATAGAACAATCGCAGGTTTTGCTACTGCAGGATCAAGTGGTATTAGCACAGCGTTAACACCCACCCATTTAGATTTAAATGTTCCAAGTTACAATACTACTAGATTTACATCGGAACCAGCTGCTGGTGGAAGTGTGACTATTGTTGGTGGAAGTTCTAATTTATCAATTAGCACCGCTTTTTCAGGTCTCTCTACTACTCTAAATAATAGAACCTATTACCTTGGTCAATCATTCACTAAGGGAGTTTCTAATCCAGAAATTGACAAATATTCTGGAAATATGATTTATGTTGATCACAGACCATCTATCACAAGATCTTCCAATCAAAAAGAAGACATCAAAATAATATTACAGTTCTAATTAACTATGGCCCAACAATCAAACCTTAATGTTTCACCATATTTTGATGATTTCGATCCCAACGATAATTATCAGAAGATTCTTTTTAAGCCTGGTTATCCTGTACAAGCAAGAGAACTAACAGGTCTTCAGTCTATATTACAGAATCAAATTGAAAA